CGATTCCTTGCCGTACGCCGCCTGCCACAAATACGCCTTCTGGCTGTCTGTCAGGCCGGGCACCAGCTTAACGGCCTGCGTGATTTCCTCGTTCTTAGCGTTGCCGCCATCTGAATTGATAAGCGAAAGCGCCGTCTGGAACAGTGCATAGGTGCCCGGCTGGATACCGGCCTCCTTCGCCATATAAGCCTTGGCCTTCCAACCAGAAAGCTCCTTGCCCGCGCTGATTGCCTGCTCATACTCGTTGCAGTATGCCCGCAGCTTGCTCTTTTCGCTGTCGTTCAGCGACTTGTAATAGCTGTTGTCCGCCAGTGCCTGCTCGTAACTCGAAATATGGAATACGTCATTCTTTGCCGTGTCGTTGTAAGTGTTCATGAGTATGGATTTCTGTTCATCCGTCAGGTTCGTGTAGCTGTTCAGAATATTAGCCACATTTGCGGCATGATCCGCGCCAGTGCCCTCGAATTCCGCTTCATACGCCGCTACGTCCGACTTAAACCGTACATAATCGCTTGCATTTACCTTGCCCTTAACTTCATCGTTCCACGTCTCACGCGCTTTTTCGCTCATGGAGGAAACGAGCAGGTAATCCGCAAGGGTCTGCTTCTCGCCGTCCGTCAGGCTGCTGTCCTGCCGGATGGCATCCAATACCATACCGCGTGCCTCGTCCGCCGTGTGCAGCTTCTCACCGTTTTCGTCCGTGCCCTCGGTCAATTCCTTCAGCGTATTGTCATACTTGGCAAACGTACTTACTGCAAGACCGGCGTCTGCCGCCTTGTGAGCCGCGCCCTGCATCTTCTTGCGTACCTCGGTGCTGATCTCGAACGAAGTCCGGTCGGAGTAATCCGCAGCCGAGCCGCCCACTGTATTAACGATGATATCGCGGTCGATGGCGGTTTTCTGGCTCTGCGTCAGCTTGTCGTTCTCAAACAGCATACGGCGCTTTTTCTCGCCTTCGTTGTCGAGAAGCTGACCGTTCTCATCCGTGTCGGACTGCACATCATGCAGCGCCACGATTGCATCATAAATGTTTTTGCGTGCTTCCTGGTCGTTGTCTGCACGCTTTGCAAGCGTATCGAATACCTTGGTCTCCTCCGCGTTCAAGGTTTCATAGCCGCTCTCGCGCCATGCGCGGGCCTCATCGCTGGAACTCTTGCCGAACAGCAGCGCCTGTGCCCAGTCTGCCGGTTTCTGTCCGTAGGTTGGGAACTGCAGGATTTTCTCGCCCTTCTTGTCATACGAGTAGCTGCCGCCCGCAAACATAGTTGCCGCGCCCTCTACGGTTTTCTTCGCCTGCAGGCCGCCGAACGGCAACAGGAAACCGTAAAGCGGCTTGCTCAGCTCCTTAATCACTGCCATGCTGCGTGCATCCTCGCCTTGCGCAGTCGCAATATTGGCGATACTCGGAATAACCGACTGAATCGGCAGACGAGAGTTGCCTGCACCTGCCAACGATCCGAGCGGACCGGAAACAAACGGAATATTAGATGCAATATCCTGTGCGGTTGCTGTTACATTGTCCCATGCCGTTTCCGACTTTTCCGCACGGAAATCATCCTCGTCAATACCGTCTCCCATCATTTCGCCCAGCAGATCAAAGATGTACGGCAGTGCGTAGCCGGTCAGTCGGCCTACAAAGTCGTTCACCATCTCGATTGGGTCGAACGCACCGCGCGAACCGGTCAGCTTTTCGCGCGCATCGTTGAACAGGTGGGACATAACGAATACCTGCAGCAGCGCCGCCGCTGTGTCTGCCGCGATCTGCGCCTTGCTCCTGCCCTGCGTCCGCAGGTTGTGCGGAATATCGCCGAACAGGTGGTCATACTGGTTCATAACCTCCAGCT